GTTGTTTGAGTTTCCATCTCTTGATGGAGAGAAAATAATTCTATTTAAATTAAAGGAAAACAAATGACTACCATTGAAGGTAAGATCTGGGGCAGCACAGAACCGCTGCTTCAGTCAGCAGCCATAGAAATACATAGAATAAAAGTAAACTTGGGAGGATACTGTTCTCAACACAGTCATCAATCCAAGATCAATGCTTTCTATGTTATCTCTGGCGAACTGGAAATAAAAAGATGGAAGGATTATGGGCTATGTGATAGCACCCATCTGTTTGATGGTGATATGTCTATCGTCCCGGCAGGTGAAATGCATATGTTTGCAGCCCATCAAGAAACTGAGGCACTTGAGATTTACTGGACTCAGCTTTATCATAATGATATTAAAAGAGAAAATACAGGAGGAGAAAACGTAGGAGAAATCATTAAAATGTTCAGTGATGAAGAGTGAGAATAAGATGTCTTATATTATTGTTCATGTAGATGATCCAAAGAATATAGAAATGATGGATATTTTACCCAACGAAGAAGGAACAGGTGTTCAATTATTTAAATCTGTAACAGAAGCTTATAGATTTATGTCTCACTTAGGATTATTAGAGGATGATGAAGACTCTTCAGATGTCTACATCTACCCATTACAATGATAAAATTAATACTAATAAGTCTGAGTTTTCTTTTTATTTTTCCTGTAAAGGCCGATGATTTTGATTGTCTGGTAGAAGCAGTCTATCATGAAGGCCGCTCAGAAAGTATGATAGCACAGTTGGCTATTGCCAATGTTATATTAACTAGAGTAGAGAGTAGTAAATATCCTGACAGTATATGTGGAGTGGTACATCAAGGCATGTACTGGAAAGGGAATCCAGTTAGAAACAGATGTAAGTTTAGTTACTGGTGCGATGGTAAGTCGGAAAGCATGCAGAATATCAAGGCTCTGTTAAAGGTATCTGATGTTGCAGAGATGGCTCTTAAAGGAGTACAGATCAAGCAGACTGTAGGTGCTACTCATTACCATGCCAGTTATGTTATGCCTTTCTGGGCCTCTGATCCTCGCTTTAAATCAGTAGGTGCGGTAGGAACTCATATCTTTTACATTGACATGCGACTATGACAGGAGTATACTATGCCTTCCCTAACAGATAGAGAATTTAAGCATGTTGCTATACTACACAAGCACATTGATTCCCTGCAAAAACAATTAAAGGAGAAAGAAGAAACAGTAAAAGACTTGCGTAAAAAACTGGAAGATTTAGGTTATAAAAAAGCGAACCAGCAATGGGTGGAGTTATGAGTAAAAATTTATGGCAGAAGGAACGTAACCATCTGTTTAGAAAACTGGTAAGACAATACAGTAATGAAGGGTACACACAGAAGGAAGCAAAGCGTCTTGCCAAACAGGAGATAGATGAGATTATGGAGGACAAGGAAGACTTTGTTAACACTCTTTGGAAGGAGACATTTAATGACAGTTAAATGGAATGTGGTTCTCAAAAAGGAATTGGGTGATGTAATAGTAGAATCATTCCCGACTAAAAAAGAAGCACAGGAAGAAATAAAATATAGAAATACCCTGTGTAGGCACATGGGATACACTCCTGATGTGACTTACACATTAGAAAAAACCTCAACAGGAGTATAGTCATGACGCAAGGATGGCTCAATAAAAGAGGGCCGTGTCCTGAATGTGGAGCAACCAAGGCAAATGTTCAACATGAGGACGGTCACTCTTTTTGTTTTAGTTGTGAAACAAGATTTGGAGAAGAGAAAGTGCAGCAAGCAAAGGTAGTACCAATGGATAGACATTCTGGATATGATTCTTGTAAGACAAAGGGAGTGGTAGCAGACATTCCTGATAGAAAAATAAGCAAGGAAACTACTAAGAAATATAATACAGAGATAAAGAAAACAGGAAGCATGATCACCCACCATATCTATCAATACTTTGATGAAGATGGTAATCATATTGCTAATAAGGTTAGGCAAGTAGATGGTAAGAAATTCTGGTCAGAAGGTAGTCTGTCCAAGGCACTCTTGTTTGGACAGAATATTTTTAATAGAAGTGGTAAATATATTACAGTTTGTGAAGGCGAAGTCGATGCCATGTCAGCCTTTGAATTAATGGGTAGCAAGTGGCCGTCAGTTTCCATCAAGAATGGAGTAGCTTCTGCTTTGGAAAATTGTAAACAGGCTTTTGAATATCTAAACAAGTTTGAAAATGTAGTATTATGTTTTGATAATGATGGACCGGGACGGGAAGCTGCCAGAAAGGTAGCTCAATTATTTGAACCTAACAAATGTAAAATTATTAATCTTGAATTAAAAGATGCTAATGAATATTTAAAATTAAATCAGAGAGAAAAATTCACCCATCTCTGGTGGGATGCCAAGACATATACTCCCGCAGGTATTATAAATCTTGCTGATCTGGGTGATAGTCTTTATGATGAGAAGTATTATGAAACCTGTCTCTATCCTTGGCCGAAGATGAATGAGAAAACATACGGTCTTAGAACTGGTGAACTTGTTACCTTTACAAGTGGTGCAGGGATGGGTAAGAGTTCTATTATCAGAGAGCTTATGCATCATATCATGATGAATACCTTGGATAATATAGGTGTTCTGTGTATGGAAGAGAACATTAAAAATACAGCGTTTAATATAATGAGTGTCGAAGCTGATGAAAGATTATATATCAGAGAAGTCAGAGAAAAGTTTACAAGAGAGCAGATGAAAGATTGGCAAAAGAAAACAGTTGATACTAAAAGGTTCTTTGCCTTTGATCATTTCGGTTCTGTATCTAATGATGAAATACTGGACAGGATAAGACATATGGCAAAGGCACTTGAATGTAAGTGGATATTTCTTGATCACTTGTCCATTTTAATATCGGGTCAGGAAGAATTTGGAGATGAAAGGAGATCGATAGATATTCTTATGACAAAATTAAGATCCCTTGTAGAAGAAACAAACATAGCCTTGTTGCTGGTATCTCATTTACGCAGACCTGCTGGTGACAGAGGACATGAAGACGGCAGGGAGGTTAGTCTCTCTCATCTTAGGGGATCAGCAAGCATAGCTCATCTATCTGATAGTGTAATAGCTATGGAAAGAAATCAACAGGCAGATGATGAAGTAGAAGCTAACACTACTACAATAAGAATTTTAAAGAACCGTTATACAGGAGATACAGGTATAGCCTGTTATCTATTTTATGATAGACAAACCGGAAGGATGTCTCAGGTAGATAATCCCTTTCTAAACGGAGATGAAAATGAAGAAACAGTTTGATAGAAATCTATATAATAAAGCAGACAGTGTAGCCAAGAAACATATGATTGAGTGGCTTGAAGCTACCCAACCCAGATGCAGTGTAAATTCAGAAGAGACTACATTCTTTGATCTTACAGTCAAGACAGATGATGGAGGGTATCCACAACTTTATGAAGTAGAGATAAAATATTCTTGGACCGGGGAATGGCCTGAGAACTGGAAAGAACTTCGCATTCCCTTCCGTAAAAAGAGATTACTGGATGAGTGGAAAAGAAAATACTCTGATTATATGTGTACCTTTATAGTTTTTAATCATGACTGTACAAAAGCATGGCACGTTGATGCTAACACAGTTTTGGAAAGTCCTATTAAAGAAGCAGCTAATAAACATATAACAAAGGGTGAGCTTTTCTTTCACATTCCTGTTGATCAGGCTTATGTAGTGGACATGACCAATGGTAAGCGCAGTAGTTGATATAGAAACAAATTCTTTAGAAGCTGATGTTCTGCACTGTATCGTAGCCAGATCCTGTACTTCTAGTGATGAAAGAGTATGGATAGGTGATGAGTGTAGGGAATTTCCTGAGTGGTCTAAAAGAATAGATCAATTTATTATGCATAATGGAATCAGCTTCGATGCCCCTGTTCTAAATAGATTAACAGGTTCTAATATTAAATTGTCTCAGATCAGAGATACTCTTATTGAATCCCAACTTTATAATCCTATTAGAGAAGGAGGACATTCTCTGGAATCATGGGGAGAGAGACTTAAATTTCCTAAAGAAACCTTTAATGATTTTAGATATTACAGTCCAGAGATGTTAGAATATTGTAAAAAAGATGTAGAACTAACTCGCAAACTTGCTGAACAGATGGAGCATGAGGGACAGGGATTCTCTACACGTTCCTATAAACTGGAAAGAAAAGTAAGAGTTATAGTAGATCAACAACAGAAGAACGGGTTTGCCTTTAATATAAAAGATGCAATAATATTGCTATCCAGACTTGAAGATGAGCAGCATCTGCTGGAAGAAGAAGCATTGCATACCTTTCCTCCTAAACAGATACCGTTAAAAACAAAAATCAGGGAAGAACCTTTTAATATAGCCAGCCGAAAACAGATAGCAGAACGTCTGATGGAGAAGGGATGGGAACCGGATCTTTATACCGACAAGAAAAATATTATTATTAATGAAGAAGTTTTATCCAAGATTGATATGAAGGAAGCCAAGATGTTCAACCGATATTTTCTGTTGCAGAAAAGAACAGGCTTATTAAAATCATGGATACAGGAATGTGAGGAAGATGACAGGGTAAGGGGAAAAGTTCTTACTCTCAAGACAGTAACAGGAAGGATGGCACATCATTCTCCCAACATGGCACAGGTTCCCTCCCTTTCCTCTCCCTTTGGTAAGGAATGTAGAGAGCTATGGACGGTATCTAATCCAAGTACGCATGTACTGATAGGAACAGATGCCAGTAGCCTAGAGTTACGCTGTCTGGCTCATTACATGGAAGATAAAAAGTTTACCAATGAAGTTCTTACCGGAGATGTACACACAGCCAATCAGAAAGCTGCTGGTTTGCAGACCAGAAGTCAGGCCAAGACTTTCATCTATGCCTTTCTTTATGGGGCAGGACCAGCCAAGATAGGTAAGGTGGTAGGAGCAGGAGCCAGACAGGGTAATATTTTAATTCGTAGATTTCTTAAGAACATGCCAGCCCTGAGTAGACTAAGAAACAACATACAGGAAGCAGCCGAAGAAGGAACTGTTAGAGGATTGGATGGAAGATACTTCCAGATCAGGGCTGTTCATGCAAGTCTTAATACTTTATTACAAGGAGCAGGTGCTATAGTTTGTAAGGAATGGCTCGTACATATGGATGACTACATTCGCAAGGCAGGAATAGATGCCAAGCTGGTAGCCTCAGTTCATGATGAGTATCAATTTGAAGTATCTATAAAAGATCAGGAAAGATTTGGACAGATAACCAAGGAAGCCATGCAGAAAACAACAAGGGAACTGGATATGAAGTGTCCCTTGGATTGTGCATATAAAGCAGGACACACATGGGCAGAGACACATTAATAAAATTAGGTGTTGATTCCCTTCTTCAGATGTGTTATACTTCGATTTGAAAACATGTGTTAGTTAGCTGAATAGGTACAGCTACTAAACGATAACAATCAGAAAGGCGTAAAGTCTTCACAGATAAAAAGGGCGACGAGAGAGCCGCCCCAAGTTTAAATGTTAATTGTAATTATCAAAAAAGGAGTAACGTATATGAGTATCATTTCAGGCGAAGCGTACTGGGCGCATGTCATTACCCCCAATACTAAATTTAATCCTGATGGTGAGTGGTCAATCGAGGTTTGTAATCTTGATAAGAAAAATCTAAAGGTTGCAGAAGCTGATGGCCTGACCATTAAAAACAAGAGTGATGATCGTGGAGATTTTGTCACCTTAAAACAGTATGCCCGTACCAAGGATGGCAGCAGCCGTTCTATCACAGTAAAGGATTCTGAGCGCAATCCCTTTCCTTCCAATAAGCGTATCGGAAACGGCTCAAAGGTTAATGTTTCTTATTTTCCTAAAGAGTACACTGTGTATGGTGGTGGTGTTAAGGGTTATCTGAATGCTGTGCAGGTCGTAAACTTGGTAGAGTATAATACAGATGACTTTGATGTTGTACCCGGAGGGTATGTAACTGATAATGCTGAAGACATTCCCTTTGCTTCGTAAATAACAAGGAGATGAAAGGTGAGTAGTTATTAATTCTTTAAGTTAAAAAAATCAAACTCCTGATTCTGTAAAGATTAATACTACTCACCTTCTTTTTTATAATGAAAAAAATTGATACACTGGTAGAAGATATTAATAGTTTATTTTCTCTTGATCCGATTGATATGGATGAAAAGGAAGTAGATAAATATATAAATAATTTTGGCAATATGCTTAAGAAACATATCAAGGAATTTTTATATGAGAAACCAAGAACTAACGGTCACTTGAGATTGTCTGCCATAGGAAGACCAGACAGGCAGCTATGGTATGATACCAATACTAAAAGAAAGGAAGGCTTTTCTCTCAGACCCAGTACCCGAATTAAGTTTCTTTATGGATATATTCTGGAAGAGTTCCTTCTTCTTTGTTCTTCCATAGCAGGACATAAGGTTTCGCAGCAGCAAAAGCAAGTAGAAGTTGCAGGAGTTGTTGGACATCAGGATGCAATGATTGATGATGTTCTTGTTGATTGTAAAAGTTCTTCAGGAAAAAGCTTTCAGAAATTTAAAGGTAACAACCTGATGAACGACGATCCCTTTGGTTATATAGCACAGATCTCTGCATATGCAGAAGCAAATAATGTAGATGAAGCTGCTTTCCTTGTTATTGATAAGTCAACTGGAGATATCTGCCTTACTCCTGTTCATTCAATGGAGATGATCAATGCTGGTTCGAGAATTAACCATCTTAAAAAGATGGTTGCAAGTTCTAAGCTGCCTGACAGGTGCTATCCTAGTGTTCCTGATGGCAAGTCTGGTAACTCTAAGCTTGGTATTGGGTGTATTTATTGTAGCCATAAGAAAGAGTGCTGGCAGGATGTTAATCAAGGTCAGGGAATACGTGTCTTTCAGTAT